TTGATTATGCTACCGTTGATCCCGCCACGACCGGAACCCCAGCCGCACTCGCTGGAGGTACCATGGGTGACGTTGCAAAGACGGCACCATCCAATGCGGGTGCCGCACCGGTTGATAATTTTGTGATGTTGTTAAACAACTATAAGGCCAATGCAGGTTTTACCAACGTAATTACGGCATCATTCGACCCATTGGCCGACGGCTATTTTGCCAATAGGTTCAACACTGACCCAACGAAGATAGATCAGGCCGGTCACCTATTGTATTCACACTTCAATGTCTATTCCTCCCAGGCAGCGGTCACCGGTGGTATGTCCCGATTAAATTACTCTGGGACCGCAGAACAGAAAATCGCCACCACCGCCAAGGGGTGGAATGTGGCATTCATCCTGACATCATCCCAGCTCAGAAATAGCGGGTCCGCACAGAATTTGACTCGTACCAATGATAGTGGTATTGTCGGGTCTGCCGGCCGACCAAATTTTGAGGGCTTTGAGGATAGATTTAAGCATGCCAATAGTCCATGGGTCATATCACAGGACTTTGGTGAGGGTCCACTCAACCTATTCAAGCTTCATGCGCTGGCTGATGGTTCAGGATTTGATCCGTACAATGACGTTGCAAAGAATGACCTACTACCAAACCAAATAAAAATCAGTATTGAAAATATCAAGGCGGTTGCACTTAGGAATCGAACACCCGGTAACGAATATGGCTCTTTTGATATATTGGTTCGAAAAATTGATGATAATGATAAGGAATTCAAGGCCATCGAGAAATTCACAAATGTTAACATCGATCCAACATCTGACAGATTTGTTGGGCGAGTGATTGGTGACATGGAGATTTTCTTTGATTTTGATAAGGAGATCAGGGCACAAAAGATTGCAGTAAAGGGAAGGTATCCGGTACGGTCACAGTATGTGAGAGTTGAGATAGCTGATGCGGTTCAAAAGGGACGTACATCCATGGATCCTGCTGCACTACCACTCGGTTTCCGGGGACCGGCTCACCTAGTAACATCCGGATCAGGCATTATTGCCCCAGTATCCGATACCAGTGATGGACATAATAGTGCTCATATTCACAGATTTAGTGGTGGAACACTTGCCTTGCGACGTGATGCCATGCAGGAGGTTGTCCAACCTCCCGTACCGTTGAGGGAACATATTGGCATAGGGGATCCCAACACAATTAATTTTAAGCCTGATTTTGATTTCTATTGGGGCGTCCAGTTTGAGAGAAAGGCAATCCTGAATCAGCCGAATGCCGACAGGCGATTTGAGGACAGTATCTACTCATGGACCAAGTATTATCCGAATTATCACACCAATTTACTGAATCCCGTAGTTGGTAATAATGCCGGTGCGGCCGATATCGGAGGAACAATTCTGGACTCTGATCGTTTTGATAACAATCGCTTTACCCTGGAGAGGGTGCAGGTGGTAACTCAGAGCGAGACCGGAGCCCTAGATGTTCCAGATATGAATGAGGCCCAGGCTTTTAGATATCGAAGAAATGGTGTACTAGCCAACTTGACCCTGAAAGACAGTTCAATTCAGGTTGGCAGGTTGTTGAGTGTTGACAAGGACTTTGTGCCTGAGGCAAATGCAACTAAAGCATTGAAATTTAGTTTCTTTCTCCAGGGTGGGTTTGATGGTACCAATATATTCAATTCGGAGAAAACAAAGTTGTCCGACATTGCCGCACGCAGAGAGTATAGTGATGTTACAAATCAGGGCGGGATTGCTGGCCCGACAGTTGTTGCCTATCGAAAGGCAACAGATATACTTGCGGAACATGCCAATGTTGACATTCAGCTATTGGCCATTCCCGGGTTACGCCTTCCGGTGATTACAGATTATGCTACTGATGCAATGGAGGATCGTTTCGATGCCATGTATGTAATGGACATTGAGGAGAAAGACGCAGGCAATAACTTTATTACCGGGTCGTCATCCATTATAGATGTTGGATTCACAACCCAACGCTTTGGTGATAGGGGGTTGAATTCATCCTTTGCCGCCGCTTATTTCCCGGATATCTTTATGACTGATCCGGCTACAGGCCTACAGTCAAAGGCTCCGGCAACTGTGGCAATGATGGGGGTCTTTGGCCTCAATGATACTCTGGGATATCCCTGGTTTGCGCCGGCAGGATTTAATCGAGGTACAGTTGCAAATGCGCTACGTAGCGCAGTGGCACTGACAAATGCGGATAATAATGGTCTGGCTGCAAATAATATTAACCCACTTATTGATATTAGGGGTCAGGGCACAGTCGTATACGGACAAAAAACGTTGTTTAAGGCTCAGAGTGCTCTTGATCGTGTTAATGTCAGGCGTTTACTGATTGATGTAAGGCGTCAGGTTAAGCAAGTCGCAAATAAAATGCTATTTGAACCGAATCGTGCAGAGACACTTGCTAAGTTCTCTGCTGCAGTTAATCCGATTCTCAACACCGTCCAACAACAGCAAGGTGTGGATAGATTCCGGGTACAGATAGATTCATCGACCACGACCCAGGCCGATGTTGAGAATAATACCATCCGAGGAAAGATATTCCTACAACCGACTAAATCGATTGACTTTATCGAGCTTGATTTTGTGGTATCAAATACTCTGGACTCAGGGGCATAATTTTTTGAAGCGCTAGAGTATATTTAGACTAGTAAGGATTTTAAGGAGATTTTTAAATGGCAGAGACACTCTCAGTAACGGACATGCTACCGAATAAGTTTGAGCCCAAGCGCAAATTTAGATGGATTTTTGCAATAGAAGGCATTGATTCATTTTTGATGAAGACGGCTGCCCGGCCAACGGTTACAACTACAGAACAGGAAGTTCCGTTTATCAATTCATTTCGTTATCTTGCCGGCAAGACTAAGTTTGAGCAGATTTCACTGGCCCTATATGATCCCATTGCACCATCAGGTGCACAGCAGGTGATGGAGTGGATCAGGACAGGGTTCGAGTCGGTTTCTGGACGCGCTGGTTACGCTGATTTCTATAAGAGAGATTGTCAGCTTAAATTGCTGGATCCGGTTGGTACTGTGGTGGAACTATGGGACCTCAAGGGGTGTATGCTTGTCACAGCTAATTATGGAGACCTGGATTACGGCTCCGAGGATCAGACTGAGATAACCATGACGATCCGAGCTGATAATATTGTCTTACAATTCTAGGATTGTTTTAAGAATTTAAGATCTATCATTAAAAGATCCCTAAAAGCCCACTTCGGTGGGCTTTTTTTTTACAAGTTTTTTTTCGGGTCCTATATTATATTCTAAAGTCTAGGCACAATTCTAGGCTCTACACTAAGGATAGTTAACATGGCAAAAAAAGATAGGACTGCTAGGAATGAAGTATTCACCCAGCAGCATGCTCAATCACAGGGTATTACAACACGAAATGTGATGAGAGAAGATTTTGGCCTCGAAATTCCGGTTGAGAGTATTCCTTTACCTTCGAAGGGCATAGTCTATCCCAATGGTAGTTCTCTACATAACCAGGAGACTGTTGATGTTACGGCTATGACAGCCCGTGAAGAGGATATTTTAACATCTAGAGCATTGATTAAGAAGGGAACAGTTATTACCGAGCTCTTGCGATCTTGTATAGTCAATAAGGATACTAATCCAGACCATATCCTTTCCGGGGATCGAAATGCATTAATGACTGCTATTCGAGTTACCGGTTATGGTGCGGACTATGTTGTTGAGGTCGAGTGTCCGGACTGTGATGAAAAGTCCAAACAGACATTTGACCTGACGGACCTTCCCATAAAGAGACTTGAATTAGTGCCGATGGATATTGGTGTCAATATCTTTGAGGTGGAATTGCCTCGGACTAAAAAGCGTATTCAGTTTAAATTTCTGACAGGTGCTGATGAACGTGAAATGTCTGTGACTAGTGAGCGCCGCAAGAAGAGTGGATTTCAGGGTGACAGTGTGGTTACCCAGCGATTCAGGCAGCAGATAGTGGCCATCGATGGTGTTACTGACAAGGGTAAGATTAACATGTTTATCTCCCACATGCCGGCCGGCGATTCATTATTTTTGAGAAAGTATATTGATCGAAATGAACCTGGAATTGAGATGAAGGCCTGGATGGAGTGCGCGCATTGTTTTGAGCACTCGGAGGTGCGCCTCCCGATGGGCGCCTCGTTTTTTTGGCCTGACGTCGAATGATAAAGAGATCTTTCTAGAGCCAATTTTTTCGCTGATGTACTATATGGGCTTTACGTATAGTGAGGTCTATGCACTTCCAATTTACCAACGGGTCTGGTTCATCCAGAGACTGAATCGGGAGATTGAGGAGTCAACCGGCCAGCGTCAGGGTACTCGTGCAGCACACCACAATACCCCAGATATACGCATGATGTCGGGCAGGCAACGCTCGGATCCTCCCGCAAGATTGAGAAGATTCACCTAGCTAGTGATAGTTATTAGTAATGAAAGATAAATTAAACAACATTGATGACAAACGCCTTCGTGGACTTTTTGCTAGGGCCATTCTGGATGAAAATATCTCCATTGAGATAACAGGGGATCACAAGCGTGTTCGTGTGGTCCAGGCAATATTGGAGGCATCACGTCGTCTATTTCATGTCCTGCAGAATGAGGATACCTCCTTTGAGCAGGTTCAGGAAGCTCTCACCAAAAAACGCCATGCTGCTATCCATTATCGAAAATTATTCAATGCTAATTGGTACTTCTAAATTTTCTCCGTGCGATACTTAGTATTAGTATGTAGGATTGGTGCACCATGGCAACCGGTGATCTCGGAAATCAGGTAGAGCTTCAACGCGAAATTAATAAGCTATTAACTGCGCGAACTGAGATTCTGAAAAAAAATAAGCGTTTAGCGGAAGGGTTCTGTGATGCGGCCAAGTGCGCCGCGAAGGATCAAAAGAGCTCCGCTGATTCAGCTGCCGAACTCAATTCCAGTATGCAGGACAGTACCTCCACCGGTGATGAGTTAGGAGATGCATTAGAGGGAGCCTCGGAGATGGCGAGCGGCCTGGCGGAAG